CAGTAGAGGTAACCGGATTCACGGACACGGCAAAAAATTATGTAATGGGTTTACCATCCGCAAACGGTTCAATATCCGGGCAATATTCAACCACGGTTGACACGGTATTGGCCGGGATTGCAGGGAGTTCGGATACGAAATCATTTGAATACTATCCGTATTCGACCGGCACGGGTGCAGTTTTAAAAAAGGGTGAGTGTTTTGTAACATCCTATGATGTCAAGGCGCCTATAGGCGGGCAAATAACTTATTCAGCAAATTTGATTGTCAGCGGTAGCGTATTATCGACCGTTGCAGCATAAAGGGAGGATTTTAAATGTTAAACAGGGATTCAATTTTAAACGCAAGGGACTTTGGCTTGAAAGAAGTTGAAGTCCCCGAATGGGGCGGTGAAGTCTATCTGAGAAAATGGTCAGCGAAGGACAGAAGCGCGTATATCAGTAAATCCGTGAATGTTGACGAAGGCGGCGGGCATGTCAATTATGAGACCATTTTTGACGGTCAGGTATGGGCGGTAGCAATGAGCCTATGCGACGAAGAAGGAAAGAGACTTTTTACAGATGATGAAATAGACCTTCTTGCTGCTAAAAATGGGGATGTGATTCAAAAACTTTGCGAGGAAGTATTCAAACTCAATGGATTGGCTGAAAAGTCGGTTGAGGAAGCGGCAAAAAACTCAGAGAGCAACCCGAAGAGCGATTCTATTTCGGTCTAGCTCTTGCGCTCTGTATGACGCGGGATGAGGTTTTAGAAAGAATGTCATCAGCAGAAGTCACGGAATGGAAAGCCTATTGCCTGTTAACAGAAGAGGAAAGGGCATGGGAAAAGTCCTTGATGGCTATGAAAGAGGGTGTGCGATTATGATTGAACTTGAAACAGATGGCTTCCAGGAAATGATAGACGCCCTCGACAACATGGGCAAGGAAGGCGAAACAGTTTTTAAAAAGGCGCTTAATGAAGGTGCAAAGCCTGTTCTAGATGCCATGAAACGCAAGGTTTATTCAGTGCTACATAAAAGAACAGGTGAATTGCAGCGAAATATAAAAATAGGCACTGTCCGCAAACTCAAAAGCGGGGTGTATTCGCAGATAGTGGGTATTTCAAAAGGTGATATAACTAAGGCATTTTATGGCAAGTTCTCGGAATACGGATCTTCCCATGAACCTGCCCGTCCTTGGATTCGCCCTGCCTTCGATGAGTCCAAAGACGAGGCATATCAAAAGATAGAGGAAGTTGTATTCAATGGGATAGAAAGTGCCTTTAAAAAGTGAGGTGGTTAAATTGGCAGATAAAACATTAGTTTCAAAATTGATACTTGACGCATCCAGTTACAAACAGGGCATAGATATTGCCAAACAGGCAACCGCCTCAATCAACAAGGAACTTGAATTATGGAAAGTCAAAAACAATGCAGCAAGTAACAGCTTAAAGGGATTGGCACAACAGGCAAAAGCCAACTCAAGCACTCAGGCGGCATTGTCGGCACAAATAGATATTACCAAGAAGAAGATGCAGGAAGTCACGACAGCAAAGGGCGCGGCGTCAAAAGAAGCGATGACTTACAAAAACAAGCTTCTTGACCTGCAAATCCAGCAAGCCAAACTCAATAAGGAAATCGGCGGCGGTCTCACACCGCTACAGAACTTCAAAAACGGTCTTACTGCAGTAAGCGGTCAACTAAAAACCGCGGGCGAAAAAATGACTTCCATGGGCAGGTCAATGTCTATGTATGTGACCGGCTCGATGGTTGCAGCAACAACCGCAATGGTGGCATTAACGGCAAAAGCCGCTGAATATGCTGAAAGTATAAATATTCTGTCAGTAACAACGGGCATGAGCACAGAATATTTACAGCAATTGAAGTATGCCGCAACACAGGTTGACGTTTCCTTTGAAACCATAACGGGTAGTTTCTCCAAGTTTACACGTGCGCTTACAACCGCAAACGACTCAAAAAGCGAGATGGCAAAAATATTCTCAGCACTCAAAGTAAGTTTGAAAGAAACTGATGGAACATTACGCCCTATAAACGAGACGTTTTTCGAAACAATTAAAAAACTTGGTGGAATAAGTGACGAAACCTTGCAGGCAGAAGTTGCAAGTAAGATATTCGGAAAAAGTTTTCAAGATTTAATTCCTCTTATCCGTGCCAACGCCGATGAAATGGATAAATACCTCAAACGGGCTAAAGATTTAAATTTAGTATTGTCACAAACTGAACTTGACGCACTAGATGCAATGGGTGATAAATTTGACGAAATCAAGCAGATATTTGCAAAATTAGGTTCAGATATTGCGGTGAAATTTCTTCCTGTGATGGAAAAGATAGTAAAGATTGTTGAGGATAGAGTAATTCCGGCCATTAAAAAGTTTATCGATTTTGTTGTCGGTTTGGTTGACAAGTTTTTGGCCTTACCTGCAAGTACTCAAGGTTTTATTGCAGCCGTGTTTGGTATAGTTGCGGCTCTCGGTCCGCTCCTGATAATAGCCGGACAGGTGGCAATAGGCATCAGTGGACTAATGAGTATGCTCAGTTTTTTGGTGACTCCGGCGGGACTGGTAATTATCGCAATAGCCGGATTGGTTGCAGGGCTTATCTATTTGTACAACACGGATGAGAATGTCAGAGGCGCTATGGATGCAGGGTGGAAACTCCTTGCTGTGGATATACCTAAAACCTTTTTGCCTCTTGAGGTGTGGTGGGCAAACTTTTGGACAGGATTATATACCAAATATTTGAATTTTGTTAATTCGATACTAAAACTGATGGAAAAAATACCTGGCGTTGCTGCCGGTTCTATCAGTATGAGCGAATCCAAAATACAGGAATACACAGATAGATTCAAAAAGAATTTTGGTGTAGGCGCTCAAGCCGAAGTCACTCTAGACTATATAAATAAAAATCCGGACTACGGCAAGAGCATCGGAACGGATTTTAGCAATGCCATTCAAAAAGCAATGGGCGATGTAAAACTGCCTAAAATATTAGACGGAGCAGCAGCAGGATCCGAAGAGGCTAAAAAAGCAGCAGCCGATTATAAGAAGCTTCTTGAGGAAATCACGAAAAGCGCAGACACAGCGGAAAAAGGTGTTGATACCTTTAGAAACAGCATCAAGTCAATGATTGACGCTATAAAACAGCAAACCACAGCCTTTGCAAATTTCGTCGGATTGTTTGATGTGTTTGAGCGTAAATCAGTCTCGGGAGAGAGGTTGCTTACCCGCCTAAAAGCGCAAGTCAAAGCCATGGGTGAATGGCGCAGCTCATTGGCTACACTTGAAAAGCGCGGCGTAAGCGCAGACTTAATCAGTGACCTCCGAAGCATGGGCGCAGGCTCTGTGGACTCCGTCAAAGCTCTTGCTAAAATGTCCGGCGCACAGTTACAGGAATATCAAAAATTATACAATCAGAAGTATTCCATTGCCGGCGGCGAGTCCTCCAAAATGTTCACGGCTAATCAGAAAGCGGAAACAGTCATTGAAAAGCAGCTTATCCTGAATGTGACCGGCAGCAAGGGCGATGCAGAGGCAATAGCCAACACGATAGTAAAGAAATTGAGGGCGGCAGGATATGCCTTCTAGGAAAGGAGAAACGAGATGGAAGAAATAAAAGTAACGATTGGGATTGAAAAAGAATTGTTATGGCGAATAGAAGAAATTGCTGGAGAATTGAAAAAACTTAATTCAAGCAAACCTGTGGCAACAGAATTGATTACCAGTATTTCCACTGTAAGTGACACTGAAACAATTGCAGCATTAATAGTTGAAAAACTCAAATTAGCCGGATTCGCATTTTAAGGTGGTGATACCATATGGCATATACACTAAAAATTGCAACAATAGATAAAACGAGCCTGTTATTAGCAGGCTCTTTATCTGTCACGCGCAGGACAGGGCACAAAAACGACTGCTCATTCTCCGTTGTCACTACCTCCGCATACCTTCCGGATGTGGGACAGGATGTGCAAGTTTTAGATGGCGCTACAGTCATATTCGGCGGCGTTATTCAGTCAATCCAGCATGAAAAGCTGGAGGCGGGATATGGCGCAGGAAAAAAGATACAACTCAGTATCACCTCAAATGGCTATGGCAGTATACCGTCAAGGAGGACAATAACAAACCCCTATGACCAAAAATCGGCAGGCTATGTTGTAACA